GGTCCGTAGTAACTACTTCAGAAGATATTGAAGAACGGTTACCTTGAGTGGCTGTCCATCCTGCTATATCTAATTCATGACACATAGATTCAAACCCTCTCATAACCGAACCTTCACTTTTCCATTCGTCCCCTAAATTTTTATCGGGAACAATACAATCAATATAATCAACCACAACTAAATCTATTTTAGTACCTTCAGCTATCATTTTACGTATCTGATTTTTTATTTGATTCATCGTTAACGTATCGGATGGTAACTTCTTTAGAATTAATCGATTAGATGCATTTTCTTTAATTTGTCTGACTTTTTCTAAAACTTCTTCTCTTTGTAGTGACAAATTATCAGGTGCAATTTTTGTCCACATAGTGAAATGTTTTCTTTGTATAATCTTAGGGTTATCTTCGAAAAATATTTGTAAAACATTATAACCTAAGTTAAATGCGTTATTTGCTATTTTACTAAGTACTGTGGTTTTACCCACACCTGTCGGAGCTAAAATAACTCCAATTTCACCCTTTGCTAATCCACCTTTTAGTAGATTATCTATACCTGTTATTCCAATCGGAATCGGATGTCTAAAATCATCATCCAAAACCTCATCTAAATTAAAAAAAACATCCGCAGTTCCCGTATCAACTTCACCAACTTGTAAAGCTTCTCTTACCATTTCTTCTAAATGGTCATAAGATTCAAAATCACCTTTATCGATAATTTTTTGAGCTTTAGTCATTACCTTCTGTAATTCTTGTTGTTTACAGAACTTTAACGCCTTTTCTTGAACGTATTGGTATCCATCATCAGGTGCGTCTATTACTTGAGTAATCATATCTAAGACCATTTTTTGGGCCATAGGTGACGTAACTTCTGATTTTGTAATTTGTTCAAGTGTTGAGAACGAAGGAGCGTGTTCGTACTTGTGATAATACTCCTTGGTCATCTGCATGATTAACTTAAAATATTGATTGTCAAAGTACTTAGGTTCCAACACATCTACAATAGAACTTGCAAAATCCTTATGAAGGATAATATTGTTAAGTATTTGTAGTTGAAATGTATTACCGAGGTAACCAAAATTCTTTTCTTTTGACATATTTTTTTGAGTTTTAATCTGTGTTTGTAAATTATAAATATGGGTGAATTAGTGAATGCTCCATGTACTTGTAAGTTAAATTTTCACTTGAGAAAGTGTCAGTTAACTCTCGAAGTAACTTTTTTAGGTGTGGGCGTACATCCACAGTGTATCTAGTCTTAGGTGGGTATAATTTAGCGTCCCAAATTCTATGACAAATTGTCTCATCTCCTATCTTAAGATAGATGTTAAAATACTCATCACCTTCAGTATTTGATGTTTCTAAAATTTCAGGATTAACCATAATTTGACCCATATTTTCTGAAAGGTAGTTAGATGATTTGATTTTCAAATCTTCTTGGATTACTTCAGCGGCATTTCTAATTACCTCATAAAGTTCAACACTCCCTCTCGCCTTAGGATTATACCCACGAACATTAAAGTACCTCTGTACAACAAAGTTGTTGTTTAGAGTCATTAAGAACTCTAATTTGGTTGTTTCTGTTTTTTCTTTCATATTAAACGTTTTTTAGTTTTAAATCTTCTTTTTTCTTTTCTTGTTAATTTCATAAAAGGGGTTAAAAATTCAACCCACGCGTTGTCATGTTTTGGTAGATACTTAAAAATCCCATCTTTCATCATCATTCTCATTAAGTTTTTATAACCTCTACCATCAGGGTCTAAATTTTCCGTATGGTATTGTTTAATTATTTCTTTTGAGTCTTCAGTTAATAATGGTTGAGACAAATCTACGAGTTTTTTATTTATTATAAAAAATTCTTCACCATAAATTCCTCTTTTAGTTTTACCTGAGAGTAAATTTTGTAATGCTCGATTGTCTTTATCATTTTTATGTAGTTCCTCTGCACGTTTTAAAATATCATCAATAGTTACAACACTATCAACTATTTCGGGAAATAACTTAACAAATGTTTTTTCTCCCATATAACGGATACCGTCAATATTATCGGATTTATCTCCTGATATAATCTTAAATGTTGATATGTTTTGGTGAGGGATAGATATGTCCTTTAAAGGTACTAAATCTCCATTTTTAAGGGTTATTCTCTTCATTGGTTGGTACACCTCCACTTTGTCTGATATAAGTTGTGTAAGGTCTTTATCTGAAGAATATATAGTCTTATACTCGTTTTCAGATATTTGACAGTAATACGCAATTAAATCATCACTTTCAGTATTTTTAACAGAAACTTGTCTGATAAACATTTCTTCAAGATAAGCTTTAACTTGTTGTACTTGCCACTCAAACGATTCTTTTTTAGCTTCATTTAAAGTTTGCTTGCGATTACCCTTATAGTCTGGTGAAATAAGTTTTCTTTGGGAGGAGTTATTCTCCCCATCCCAAAACACAATTACCTTATCGTGATTGTGTTCATTAAGAAACTTTTTGATTGTATTGACAAAATGATAGATACCTCCAATATGTTTACCCTCATGATAGAAATCTCTAACTCCATGAAAACCTATTTTAAATAAATTATTTCCGTCAATTAATAATGTTTTAACCACTTTTTATGCGTTAAATTGTTACACTTCCTGTTTTTCTTCTTCTAACTTAAAGTCACCTTCCACTCCAATGACTTCTTTCCAATACTCAGATTGTTCACCTTTGTATTTTTCAATTGATTTTTTTTCTTCACTACTTTCCTTACCCGCTAAGAAACCGTGTGGGGTTACAATTATTTTCCCATCAGCATATCCCAATCCATTAATGTGATTTTTCATTACTGATATTTTTGTTCTTGAAGCGAACTTTACTTTTCTTTTGTTCTTAACCGCAGATATAGTTGTTGTACCCGCGTTTTTTTGATTACCAAATAAAAACACTAATGATGAGTTTAACCATATTGATTCCCCACCTTTAGCCTTAATTTTGGGTTGACCAAATGGTGAGTCAGGTAAAGCCACCCATGGTTGATTAACTATTAATAAAGTATTTTCATACTTAGAATCCGCTTTACGTGAACCCGATATCCTTTGGTTGATACCCATACCTATTTTATCCGCTAATGTGGATGCATTATGTTGTTTACCTCCTTTACCATCAAAAGTCATCTTACATGGTACCGAACCTACTGAATCCCATAAGAAAAGTAAATCATACTCTAATTCACCCTTACTTTGAGCATCCAATAATTCATTGATGTAGTCGGTTATTTGTTCGATATAATTAAAATTATTATTAAAAATAAAGAACCCGTCCCAATCTAATTCACCGGTTTCTTCATCCACAACTTCTTCACATTCAAACCCCATTAACTTAGCGTGTTCAAATGACCATTTTTGTTCGGTGATAATAAACACTGGTAAAATACCTTTTTTCTGTGCGTCAACCGCAGCCTTTACTAAAGCTGTTGTTTTACCTGTATCTGAATGACCTAAAAACATATTTAAATGACCAATTGCCGGTCCAGGTAATCCAACCGCGTCTAAGAAATCCTCACCCAAATCAAAAAACCTTTGCGGTTTATATTTTGCGGATGTAGAAAACTTCTTCTTTATACTACTAAAATCTTTTTTCTTTATTGCCATATTTTTTAATTTGATAAAGGTGGTAACGACATCACTGTCGTCACCACCATCATGTTAGTTGTTATTAAAATGGTAAGTCTGTATCTACACCCATTTTTGATTGTGGGTCAGTAGTCTCTTCGGTTTTAGTCGATTCGTTTGAACCACCTAATACCACTTCAGAAGAATCGTCACCATAAACATATTTCTTTAAGTCAGAACTCCAAACAGGTGTCTCACCTCTTGCAATTGCTTCTAAGTATTCCACAGGTTTCTGTGCGTAAACATCTTGCCATGTTAACTCATTATTCATCCACTCATCCATTTGAGTCTTATCTGAGTGTATTGGACATGGGTCGTCATACATAACTGTCTGTACAACAGTATATTCAATACCTTTAGGTGTTTTAGCCTTTGATAACTCGACCATTAAATCACGTCCTTCATTAGCATCGGTAACATCTCCCTTAGCTTTCCATATTGGAATGATTTTATCTAAGATACCTTCTTGTTTGTAGTTATCTTTAAACCTCCAAAATTTAGGTCCGTGGTCTTCATTATCTCTATCGATAAGTTTTACGATATAGAATTTACGTGGACGATATTGTCTCGCCAAATCCTTGTCAGATTCCTTACCTGTTGAGATTAGTTCTTCGTAGACCTCTGTAAGAGGTGAACGTTCTCCGTCATTCTTTCCTGGGTCATATAGTTTTGTCCATTTACCATCAATCTGTACTTCATGATACCACACTTCTTTAAAAGGTGATGACCCGTCAGGTGTTGGTAGGATACGTACTCTTTTTTGTCCCGAACTTGTACCTTTTGGTAAATAAGTCGTGAAATAACGTTTTAGTCTATCTTCTTGAGAGATAGATTGTTTTCCATTGTTTGATTTTGAAGTATTCTTCTCGTACTGAGCTAATACTGCGTCTAATGCATTTGCCATAATTTTTCTTTTTTCTCTGTTATTAATTATTTATCGTTTACTCAATTATAATATAACAAAGAAAGTCATTAAGTCAAATAAAAAAAGACCATCGAAATGGTCTTTTAGTGTTTTTATAAAAATTATATAAGGGGTGTTAATATTCGTTTTCTAATGGTGCATCAAATGAGTCTTTAATATCTCTATCAGTATAATTTTCAACCTCATCAGATGTTAAAACATACTCATTTTTACCCGTTTTTTCCATATCAGGACCTTTGTCCATAAAGAAATCAGTTAACTTTTGATTATATGGATAACTGTCTAAACTTCTTAATTGTAATTTTTCTTCAGGAGATTTTTGACGATACTTATCCACTTTATCTTCTAAACTATTAATTTTAACTAATATTTTATCCATATCAGATAATTTAGAAGTTAGGTCATTTAACCTATCCATCATACTATCCATATATTCTTCTTGTTTGGTAGACATATCTTTTTGAGTTGTTACTAAATCAGTAATGTCTAATTCTTCAGTACCGCTTTCTTCACCACTTAATTCAGATGTAGGTTCACCCACAACTTCTACTTCAGGGTCAGACTCAACATCGACAGGTTGTACATCGTCAATATCAAGTTCGGAACCTTCTAAGTCAACATCTCCACCTTCAATTGGTTCAGGTAAATCAGTTTCTTGCTCTCTAATATATTTGTTAATATTATTATATTTACTTATCTCTTCTAATATTTTCTTATCTACAGACATTTTGTATTTTTTTTTAACCGTTCAAAAGTGTTTTTACCCCGTGAGGTGTTTCAACTCTTAAAGTCCTATTTAGTTTCATAGAATTATCAACTCTTTCTATAAGGCCATCTCTCATTCTTACGGTATAACAATCTCCAGTATCTAAATCACAAACTTCTTTGTAACCATTACCCGTATTTTTTTCAGTTATTCTAGTGTCTTTTGACAAAAACTGGTCTAATAATGCTTTAGTATCCATAATCTTTTATTTATAAATATACGATAAATGCTCTTTTTCTTAAATTAGTTTCTATTCCAAACATTTATTTTAGTTTTAAAAACCGACTCAGCGGTATCAAAAAGTTGTTTTGATTCAGTATTTGTGTTTAAATCATGATTAACTGACGCAATAATTGAATCGTCAATATTACTACCAGCAGTTAATTCTTTATCCATAGTAGTAAATCTAAAGGTATAATACCATAAGTATGCAAATGTTTTAGATAAATTACCATTTATTGTTGTATTAACTAAAAACGCCTCAATTATTTGTTCATACTGTGAACACACCTGATTCATAAACATGATTGAGTCTCCTGGCGATTTAAATGAAAGATATGGTACGGCATAGTCACTATCATTAACACAAACCTGTTCTTCAAAATTAATTGTCCATCTAGCGTTTTCTTCAAGGTTTTTCAAGTTGAAGTGGTTATTATTTATACTCTCAACATTAGTCCCTTTACCATTTTCAACATAACCAACTCCAAAAATAAATTGTTTTACCTTTTTATTAAGATTACTACTCCCATCAATTAAAGTTTTAAATTTAGTCTGAGTAATACTTTTTCGTGTTATGTCAACATAAGGTTTGTTAATTTTTTGCACTGCAACACATTTTTGATTATCTGCTATTTGAGTTTTTGCACCACTCTTAGTCGAACTATTTTTTATGTTTGTCGACCTATTAATTGTATCCGAGGTGGAACCCGCAAGTGTAGGTATTCTCCTAACTTCCGATAAATAATTTTGTACAATTTCTCGATTAACACTAGAGATTAATCCATTAGGCATTTTTAGTGAGTATTTTGACATACGTACACCCTCAAAACTCGTTTGGAAATCTCTAGTAGTAATATCATGAGTAACACTTGTTATTAAATAAGGACCATAAAACATCGGAACATACCTTAAATTAAAATACATTGTAGGTTGAATCATAACATTACCCATAGAAGTAACACTACAATTATAACTAGCCGCCTTATAAAAATTATATAAACTTACCGACTGTTGAGCAACTTTTTGTCCGTCAGCCTGAGCACCCATATCTGCAAGTACTTGAAACGTTGGTGCAATATTTTTTCTTTGCGACATATCAATATTAATTGATTTAAATATACTTTGATTTTGTATTCCAAAGTCCACATTAAACGCAACAACTTTATTTCTATCTGAGAAATTAGTGATACCATCCTCTGACGCTCTAACTCCACTTTGTGACGGTATTGATAAATCGAAAGAATCGTCTCCGTATAAGTAATTGTCATTTTCAGCTGACGTATTTAATTTTTCGGCTGGTTTACCAACATATATCGCCAATAATTTAGGTTCAGACGTATGTGTGTCCACTTCTAAAAATGTTCCAAAAGTATTATTGGCCACATCACTAAATGCGGGATTAGGCATACCTTCTTTTACCCTTTCATTTCTACCATAAAAATTAGCGTAAGACGGTGTAGGCATAAATATAAAATTATTTTTTTCTAAAATACTCCCTATTAAGTCCAATACACTTGTTTGAGCTAAATTACTTTTTAAAAACCCCCTTAATTGATTAATGTCAATAATAACCTTATTACCAATAGGTCTATTTGCCTTATCCAAAAATAAGAATTGTTCAAACAACGTTTTGTTTTTAACATCTTGTCCCGATATCCATCTATCATTAAAATTTTTAAATGTTTCCCATAGTTCAGTTTTTAATGCTCCTCCCTTATCATCTAATTTGGAAATTCTTGATTGAGTATTATTTACCTTAACTGACGGTAACGTTTTATTTAAATTAGTAAAAATTTGGTTTAACATATCATTTT